TAAAGCGGATAAACGCCATCCGAAACAGACCGCCTTCATCCCACACCGCCTAACGCAAATTAGCGGGCATCTACAGCACTTGCCCGCCGAATCCCTACTCGTTGGCTAGTTACTGGATAATGGTCGGTGAGCGCACTTCTTTTTGCCAAGATGCAACCGTCACAGGGATAGTCGTATAAATGGCAGTAGGCAGGGTAGTTGTACCTGTCCAAGCGGAAGACGGGTCGGTTATGATTACGCAGTTTACGATGCCATTCCCAGTAGGCAGGATAGAGTTTTGCTGTGCCACAACACATTTCCTTCCGGAAACATCGCCATTCAGGACAGAGAATGAAGCAGATGTCAAAGGAACGGATGCTAATGAAAAAGCTGCTATGTCAGCAAACGTGTTAGGCAGAGCACTACATAAGTGCATAGTGGTGCAAGTACGCATTCGAGCGATTCCGCCTTCTAGCATTGGAGGGCTTTCCAGTATCATTGTTCATCTCCTAAATGTTGGGTGGTTGGTGCTGGGTTTATGGTTACAGGTGCTGTTGGGATAATCCCTGTTGGGATGGAACCAGACGTATCCTTTGCCCAGCCGAATGTGCAAAATTTACTATAAAGAGCTGTTTCTTCTTCGGTTTTTGAAATGAGTACCTCGCCCTCGTAGTAATTTACACCAAGAGCTTGAAATGGGTGTACGACTTGAATTTGCAATGACATGGTAAGAGCCTATGGTAAGGTTAAGAAAATTTCTTCGCTCATGATAAGGAATGGCGGAGTTGTTTGCAGGATGTAGACAGTATTTCCATTAAGTTCGTGTTCACTACTTATTTTCAGAAATTTACTTGTCTTTATAAGCTGTTGGACAAGTAAATTGCTGGCTAAAATAATCACTTCGCCTTCTATAACAACCCCGGCTTGATTTGAAACCTGTATAGAAGCTTTAGGCTGTGGAGTTAAAAGTAAAGCGGTTATTATTTCAGATAATAGAAGAACTTGTTCGCAAACCGTATTTTTTGGGACTAAATTTTGTAACGAATGCAGAACAGGATTTGTAAATTTCTGCAAAGTAATTAAGCTATTTGAAGTTAGTATCGCCTCGGAAAGAGATGTTGTTGAAGTGTGAATTTGCTGATTGGTTACTTTGGAGGCAGGCAAATTAACTAGACCAGATAGACCTGATTGCTTACTGCTTTGCAAAGAAATCAATTCATTAGTCGCTAGGCTTAGTAAGGAAGATATTGAATTTTGCCTATTTGCTTGCTCGCTGACTACAGAGTAAGGCGCAAGGAGAGTAAAAGGCTTTGGGAGTAAAAAGAAATTTCCTCTAGGTTTAAATATCTGATAAGGGTATTGCAATAGCTCCGAAGATTCTTCTATAGATAACCCTCTACTGTATAATAAAGTCAAGTAAATAGGGTGTATATTTGTTCTATGCCCTCCTGTCGTGACTTCACGGTAGCCTATAAAATTGTGGGTAGCAGGTGGGCGTAATACTGGAGAATTTCCTATACTTACCCTACGCATAGATATTCTATCGAACAAAGTGTCTATAAAAATACGCCCCCCAGTTCTAGTAAACGAAGCTACAACCGTTCCGTTTCTTTCAAAAGACACAAAACCAGGCCCTATAAAATCAGTATGTTCCATATGAAGACTGTAAACTGAATCGTTATTGTAATTACATTCCAAGCTAACGTGCCTTACGTTGGTTGCAAGGTCTACACAAGTTAATATATTAGCTAACGGGTTTACAGCGGATAAAGCTGGGAGAAACAAATGACTAACTACAGTAACTCCTGGCCAGGTAGTAGTAGGAAGCGCGGGTATTTCAATAAAGTTTGCAGCATTGTATACAGGGGAAATAGTCCCTACCCCTGCTGTAGTCCCCACTTGAACAATCCCTTGAGAACGCAGCACCCCATCTGTCGCATAGTTTATTACCGGAGCTTCCCCATGAAGCACAGCAACTTGCAACCCATCTGTTAAAGGGTTGTTTCGATTTAAACTTACCTTACCTGTAGGCTTCCTATTAGCGTATTTGTGCCAACGAGGGATAAACATTAGGCTACTAACTGTTGGACTATTCGCACCATAACCACTATGTTCCTGCTCGCCGCATTAGGGCAGGTTACAGCAATTCTAAGCTTACGACTTCCGCCTAGATGCAGGTGGTACGTTCGCCGGGCAGGGTCTTCCCCCGGTGTATTGGTTAGAAACGTATCTAACATACCTAAATGCTCTGCATGTTCGGTAGTGTCAAAATCATCGCCTGTATTTCCTAACACATCTCCGTTAGACCATTGTATCCTGCAAATCGCAGTATCCCCGCTTGCAGGCGTACCTGAATTATCCGCACTAACTTGTACGCTTGCGGCTACACATGCGTCCCCAAGGATAAACGTATCGGACACAACCTCAACCCCAGAAGTTACTGTCCTGAAATTAGCTGTTGCCCATGTAACCTGTGTTTCAATCGTAGACATCGCCATTACAAACTCCTCCGCGTTCCGTCATCGTTCCAAAGTGCCCTAACTACATCTGTTTGAGTGATGCCCACTTTAAGCTGCTCTGCTCTGCTAACCGTTCTAGCACCTAGCGCGAATAAGGAATCCATAGCCGCTCTACTGCATTTCCCAAGAGCTACCCAATTTTCAGCCATAAATTGAACACTGTTTGCCCCTAAATTGAGGGGTGTTCGAGTTACTAGCAGGTCTCGCAAAGTCAAAGCAACCGCTCTTAAAGGGTCATTAACTGCATTCGCCGTATCTTCTATAACCGCGCGTTGACCTGTACTTGCCGCCCAGGTCATAAAATCATCAGGGGTAACTGCATTGTATGTAGGTATATCCTTCCTATTTAAGGCTTGGCAGATAGTTACGTCATCCCATTCTGCAAGAGGTTGGGCTAGTTCCGCAGCTAAAGGACCTCTCATGATTTCGTCTAACAACTCTGTAGGGGTCATATTTGAACTCTTACGTTGAGGATAAAAATAGGGGATTCTGTATCACCTGATACTCGATGAATTTCAGGTTTAAAAAACAAACTGAAAGAAGGCGAAGAGCTTTCTTCAGCTAAAAAAGCGGTGGCTTTAAGCGCGTTATTGGAATAGCTAATTTGGGTTATAAACACATCTTCGCTTGAAGCGGTCACAACTAACCCGGCAACGTTATCACCCTCTCGTAAATATGACGTGTCAGGAATGGTTCTATAAGCGACATCGTTATCGGTTATCAAACTATTTTCTACGCTATTCCATTTCGGCTCTGTGTCCCCTGTAACACCAGACGATTTAACCACATAGACACATCCGTTAGGGACTGTTGGGGCGATTATATTATTCCCAGCCACTAAAACAGTGTTAGCTACCCAATCAGCAGGTCGGATTAAGATAGGGTAAATAATAGAAGCCCCTTTAGGGTGCTTGTTATCCATTTTTATGCTTGAACTTGATGTTGTTTTCATATTCGCATGAAAAAAATTAATTCCAAATTTTAGCATAAACCATGTGATTAGATTGCATTAACACAATCGACCGTGAATGCAAATCCAGTAAATTCGCTTTTGAATGCAATGCAAAAATAGGAAACCTTAGTTAAATAGACTTTTTTACGCCTCCATACTATCGAACATCCGGCGAAAGTGCCGGTATTACCAATCTTCGAGTTAGAGGCCAAAAATGAGCGCAAAAACACCCTTGCCACAAGGTCGGCATTACAACAGCCGCCACACCCAGAACGTGGGTAATTTTCTCACCGCCCTGAAAGGGGTTGCAACAAAGGAAGAAGGGATGGCTTTGGATTCGGCATCGGTTGCCGATTTCATGTCGTCTGTAAACAACCAGAGTGCCAGCATCAATGGGTTTGAATTGCCTGATTCTATGAAGGCATTGCAAGACGAACTTAGGCCTGAACAGTTTGCTAATATTATCAAAGCAGCTCTTGATGGCGCATCAGCATACCGCTATGAGCATGGTTGCGAGTTACCGCCCGATGTTCTGGAATCTGCATTTGCTCAGGCGTATTCGACCACTCGCCACGCTGCCAAAAAGCACCATCTGCCAAAATCTCACGCTCTTGATTCTGCCAGCAACGAGGCAAGTGACCCTTTAGCATTGCAGACTAACAGGGCGGTGTCGTCGATTTTATCGACCACTATGTCGGCCTGTCCGTTTGCCATGTATCTGCCATTCGATATTGGCTCCAACGAAGCAAAACTTGTTATCGTGTCGCACCAGGCCGGTTATGAGACAGGGCAGTATTCTAAAAGTGACAGCCTAGACGGTGCTAATTCTGGTGATGTATTTATGAGTGCCGAACGTGTACATACTGGAACACGCGGAACACCATCTGGCCTTGCAGTCGCTTACACTGGAAAATTGACCAAAAAGCAATTGACCCGCGCTACATGCGACCAAGCAGCTGGAGATTTAAAATTACTCAAAACCCGCGCGGTTGCTTATGTCAACGGGCAGCGTGCCGCTGTCGAGCGTGACCCAGGCGTCATTAGCGGGTCTATTACCATTGGCTCGGTCACTCACACATTGGCTGGGACGATAAACAATGACACTGGCAATTTCTCTATCACAGTGACCGCATCGTCGGGCGCACCGTTGGGCGCGGCTTTGCCTGTGTTAGTAAAAAGCTATATCGATTTCGAGCGTGACGCCTCGGTAACACCCAGCATCATCACCCATGCAGAGCCTTATATCATCCATGCTAATGAATACAGAGGGTTCGTAAGCGTTACGCCGGGGGCAAAAACGCAAATGTCGAACGAGCTTGGTATTGACCCGACAACCCAAAGCATGGTGACAATGCAGAACCATACAGTTAATGAGCGGCATTACAACGCATTGTTTTGGCTCTCACAATTGTCGAGACAAAACGCAGATACGTTCTCATTTGACTGGAACGAACGTAAGTTGCAAATGAATGTGGCATCTATTTTCAACGACATGCAAGTGCCTATCAACGAACTGAGCCAACAAATGGTTCTTGATACGTTCTCGTATGGAATTAAATACGGCTATGTCACAAGAAAAATGGCCGGTTTGATCAGTGGTTTGCCGATGACTATTTTTGAACCGTCCGGCATCGCGCCACGCCCTGGGGTTTACCGCGTCGGGCGGTTGTTCGGTGTAATCGACATTTATTATTGCCCCAAGGTGGATATTATTGCCGAAACGTCGACTGCATCGACCATGTTGTTCATTGGCGGTGCTATGGAAGCGGCGCGTTGTCCAGTGGTATTTGGCGACGCAGTGGCTCCAATCATCCAGCCGCTCGGCATTGGCTCTGACATGAAGAGCGGATTCACAATGTATTCGCGAAATTTCACCGAGGTAAACCCACACATTCCTTCATCGAAGGGTTGTGCAAGACTCGATGTGACTAATTTAATTTAACAGGCAGGCTGAAATGAAAAAATTAATTATTTCCGGGGACGGTACCGGCACTGAATTCCTGAAAGATATGTTTGTCGGGGCGACATACCCATTGGTGGTGAAGATTTCCAATCATCTTCCGCGTCGGTTCATGCACAGGCCGTTGGGCTTAGTTCTGGAAGCACAGACTGGCGGATTAGACACGTCAAATGACGTGAAAATAACCCATTTTGGAGAGCTGCAAAAACTCTGCACCGAAGCCGCTGTTATTGGTGAACTGAATCTTTTTGACAACGTTATCGAGCTGCAATGGAATGATGTTGATGCCATTGCAGGCGGCGATGTTTCTGCCGAAGCCTATAAAGGCGATGAAGGCACTCATCCATCTCCTGTTGACATTGCCGGCAATGAAGGAAACGAAGCCACGTTGACGGCACAAGAAAAACCCAAAGACATCGCCGAAAGCGAAGCAAAGCTAACTAACAGCAAAAAAAGAGGGGGACAATAATGTCTAATTTATTCACAAGGTCGTTATCACCAGGAAACGCTCCCGGTGTGCAGGTTAATAACCTGGTAGACGATTCCGAAATCACCATTGACCGTAGTGATCAGTTTTTTGCTAGTATGCTAAAACTTCCTAGAGGCCGTATTGATCGCCCTTTTTTGGTCAGGGCAGGTGAAGCATTTCAAAAAATCGGCAATGGGGCATGGCTTGGAAAAAGAACTCAAGCTTATAAAAGCCATTCGGCAGTAATTGAAGCTCTGAGAAATGGTGCTGCTGGGGCGGTGCTACAGAGAATAGTTGGCAAAGATTCGAGAAATAGATTCATTGTGATCAAGTCTGGCGTTAGCATTGGCCTAACACCAACTATCACAAATGGTGTCATTAGGTCAGTTTCGGTTATTAACCAAGGGTCTGGTTACTCACATCCGATTGTTAATCTTGCATCTCATGACCCAAGAGCGTCAGTTGCCATTGAAACAAATTCCTCAACCGGGCAAATAGTAAGAATTATATTGTCTGGCGGTACTCTCGGAAGGCATAGAAATGGAGACTCTTTTGCACTTGAGATGACATCATTTAGGGGTGTGTTGGCTAACGTACCAGCTGATGGCACATTAAGAGGCGCAATAGTAACCATAACAGCTCCTGGGGTTACTAATTTTAGACCGAGAATAAATAAACTATCCGGCCCTGGCTCCGGTGAAGAATTTATCATTAGAGTACAAGCAACTGGTGTTAATGCTGGAAAGTTGACTTCCGTATCGGTCGCTAATGGCGGTAGAAATTACAATTTATTTTCCGACTCAGTTCCTTCTATTTTGCAAGTAACGGACCCATCTGGATATATCGGTGGAGGAAGTAGCGCAAATGTCACTATTACTGACATTGATGACGGATTAATTACCGCGCTGTCTGTAACAAACCCAAGAACAGCTGACTATCTTTACGGAACCCCAGTTATTTCTTTCAAAAACACGAATGGTGGAAACGGATCACGCGCAGCAGCCATTGCCACGGTTACAGATGGCGAAATAAGCTCCATCACCGTCACTAATTCAGGCTCCGGTTATTCGGAAGGAAAAGTGTCTGTGGTAGCATCATTGGCCGAAAACCCAGCGTTTTCGTTAAGAAGAAATCTTCCAGACCCAGAAACTGAACCTTATTTGTTGGCTATACGCGACATGGAATGCTTTAACAATGGCGTTATTATTGCCCTGCATTCCGATGAAAAAAGCAATGCCAATGGCGATTTAATCAACAACAGTCGTATTAAGGTACGAATTATCGACCCGGCGCGTCCACGAGCCATCCGTTACCAATTTGAAGGTGAACTGACCGACGGCGGCGTTGACGATCATAACGGCTCCACATTTTTGCCTGATACCGTTTCTCGCAAAACAGATGATATTCAGGTGTTTGTAGGCAGCAATAGCACCGTGTCAAGAAATTCGGCAATGTACGGATTAGACGATGACGACAATGAAAAATGGATCAAATCAGAAGTTTTAATGGCGTTTGTCGAAAGTGATCAGGAATACACGATTGATGATTATCGTGATGCCCGCGATAAATTAGCCAGAACGCCGTTGAATTTCAAATATATTTCCAGTGTTGATTCCGACTCGGTGGCTTTGATTAGCGAACTGGCGAGATTGTCGTATTTGACCAACAAAAATCTTCGTTTTGACGTACATGGCGACACGGTTGCGGAGGCGATCAGTTTCATTAATTCGCTGAACTTCATTGAACGAGAGGAAAATCATCTGCTTCATGCTTTTTGGGCACCGCAATTGGCGGAAGACCCAACAAGGCAAAATGGTTCAATGCAAATGGGGGCGGCAACACTCAACATTGCTTTCGCATGTGCGCGTAATGCGCGTAAAGATTCACGCGGGTTCGCGCCAAAGAACTACCCAATCATGGGTAAGGATTGGGAACTAGGAAAAGCGAGAAGAAATATACGCTCACTGGTGACACCTAGTCGCGGGCAGCTTAACGCACTGGCAAAAGCCAAAATTAACCCGGTAATTTATGAGGATGGGCGTTACATTTTTAGCAACGCTATCACCTGTGCAGATGTTGACGTAAGTTTACGCAGGCTGATTGCAGTGACGGATATGTCAACGTCCATTGACGACGCGGTGGTGCGTTATTGTAACGACGTTAAGGGATACCCTATCGATGAGGCCATCAAGTTGGTCAAGGATTACATGAAATCTTTGTTCGAGGGCGCAGAAGCTGCCGGATGGATAGTTCCATCACAAGAGCCGGAAATGCTCGGAAGGCCATACCGCTATGAAGTATTTGTTAATCCAGACAGACCGTATGATACGTTCATCGTTAATTACTGGTTACGTTACCAAGGTACTGCTCTTTATATCTACATCACCCAAACTTATACAAGATGAGGTAAGCCATGAATAATAATTTGACCGATATTTTGTATAGGGCAAACACCGGTTCCCTGTACGAGAAAAAGCAATTGGATAGCAGTTCAGTGGAAAATGACATTGGTAATGACATAACTCCTGAAGACGCTGAGCAACTTCTAATCACCGAGGAAACTGTTAATGCAATCGTCGAATGGGTAGAAACAAACGACCTAGAAGACGAATTTGAAACATTGGCTGACCGTCTGTATGCTCTATTTGTTGGTATTTTCGATGCTAACAAGAATGGCGAACTGGATGCCGATGAAGAAGCGGTGCTGGACATGATCCTAAACATAGCTTGGGAATACTTTAGCGCAAAAGGGGTTTCAGACGAAGACAGTGACGCATTATTGAACAAATGGGATAACGATGCTGCAAACCGTGTGATTGATTTGTTGGCCTCAACCTTGCCTGACGGTGAAGACGATATGGATGCCGACATTGAAAGATTTGTTTGGGGTGACGATCAAGAGCCCATGTTAGATTCTGCGTCAAACAAAAGACTTAGGAAGTTAGGCGGCACATTTAGAAAGGTCTATGCCATCCGAAATGGCAAAAAGGTTCGCATTAACAAACGAATTGGCGGCAAAGCGCGTTTGACTGGAAAGCAGAGAATGGCTATCCGTAGGATGCAATCTAAACGCATTAGTGCAGGCTCAAGGCTAAAGCGAATGAGATCAATGCGCCTAAGCCGACGAATGGCTTTGTAGAGTGGCCGATAAAGGTACTGGGAACGAGCTTTCCTCGCAATGGGGAAAGCTTTCCAACCACCTGGTCGCCACGTTTTACGAAGTGGACAGACATGGAAATCGGGTTAAAGATGCGAACGGAAATACTATCAATATTACCGTCCGCGCACCTTTGACAGAGTGCAGTTTAGACATTGCTTTAAACTGGCAAAGCTCTTTTGAATCCATGTCACCGGAGACCAAAGCCCCCACTTTGTTTGCTATGTTACAATCTGGAGCGGTTCAGCCAGCAATAGACGCACTAGACCCGGTGAAGTCTGGAAAAATTGTCGGCAGGCTTTTGGGCGGAAATGCTGGCGACCGAACCGCCCAGACCATCGCAGACGTACAAAAAAACGCTGATGGTTTGCTAAGAACTTTCGAGGGCAGGACGGGCATAACCAAGTTAAATTCCACGCAAGTGTTTAGCGGAATGCCCCCTATAAAGATACAAGCAACGGCATTGTTCAGGGCATGGGCTGACCCTATAAAGGAAGTTGCAGAACCATTTGATCAACTTATGGCGTGGGCATTCCCGGAACAGCTCGCGCCGGAAGGAACAGTGACCAATTTTATCAAGGCAGCACAAGGTGAAAAATCGCCACTGGAAGCCTTGTTGCCATCCAAAGCTCCAAAACTTATCGCTATGACGTACAAAAAAAGGGCGTACAAGCCATTTGTTATTGAATTAAGTAGCATTCCGTTGTCATCTTCGGTTGACGCTAACGGGGACTTTGTAGAACTTCTTATACCCATAACGTTGACATCGTTAACCGCATGGGACGCCCAAGACTGGGCCAATTCAAAAATGTGAGGATTTATGCCGATACCACAATTTAATGAAATTCGCACACGTCGGCTGACGATAGGCTTGCGTGAAATCAGCATAGGCAATGCAATTTTGACTACATCCATCCCATTTAACGAGTACGAGCGCACTACTACGGCTTTCCTCAATGCGGTGGCGATATGCGATCAGATGCCGGATAACAAAGACTGGACAGTACAAGAACGCATACTTGCGGTATGCCAATACCTTTCTGCTATCAACGGCGAGGAAGAGCCAGATTTTAAGGTAGGAAGCGGCCATTACTCAGACTATCTTGCCGCTGGCAATGATGTTGGTCTTGATGAAAACAAAGCTTTAAAAACGTATGCCATCGGCGAAATCGGTGGCGACACATGGAAAATACGCCACCTTACTGGGCGTATGGCTCAATCCATCGAACGATTGCAAGGCGAAGTGAAGCTGTCCGAAGATCACCCAATTTTAGGCTACCCACATTGGGAACTTGGTTGCATGGCAGCGCAAATGTTCCTCGAAAAAGAGCCGGATTATCCAGACACGGAAGGCCAGTATGACGAATGGCTATTACACCGGATGATTGTTTTATTGCAGTTTCCACAAAGTGCATTTACCACCTTGCGCCAAGCATTCCATGACGGGCGCGGGCAGTTGGAACATTTGTTTGCGATTGAGCTGTGCGACGATGGCATTGTGGTGATGCCAAGGGGGGCTGGTAGCGCATTGCCACCCGCTCGATTTTGCCTACATCCCTGGTTGTCAAAAACAACGCAAGGATTGGCAGGATAGTCTAATAAGTCTGTCACACGGTGCTGTTTTGTATGGAAATTGTTCTCTAGCCCATGCAGACGCATTGCCTCCAAGCAAAGTTAATGATTTTTTTGATGGTGAGATATTCAAAAACCGGCAAAAATCTCAAGACAGCGAAGCAAAAATAAAAATAGCCATGGTAGAGCGTCTGAACGGGGTAATCATGGCATTGGGTCAAGTGGCAAAAATTTTAGTTAAAATTGGGAAAATTAGATGAGTGATGATATTTTTGGCAAAATAGCAACGGATAACCCAACTGGCACCATCATAGGAAGTTTAATTGTAGCGATTCCTGTTGTCTGGATTTTGATAAAAAAAGCAATCACGTTAAACAAGATCGTCGATGGACAAATAGCAGCTGCTGACACGCGAATTTCGTCTGAAAATGCAAGTTCTGACATTTACAAGCGGTTAATGGAAGAGGTAAAAAGGCTAGGCACCCGTGTCGCTGAATTGGAACGTGAAAAAAACATGCTTCATGAAGAAAACCTTGACCTAAAGATTAAGCTAACTGAACTTGATATAACAATAAAAAGGATGCAGGAAGAAATTAACGGGATTGGCCGCAGGAGAGATATTTGTGGTTAACAATTTATTGCCTCTGGTCAATTGTCATCCGTTGGTGTTTTGATGGCAATTTTTGATGGAGAAGAGATTTTACTGCCTTACCCGCCATCAATAAATCGCTATTGGCGAAACATCCAGGTTGGCAGCAAAGGCCGTACATTAATCAGCAGGGAAGGGCGAGATTACCGGGAAGATGTGTTGCTTCTGTTACGTGGGCGTGACCAACCGATTTTAAATGGCAGGCTGTCCGTCACGATGGGTCTGCACCCACCGGACAAACGCCGCCGTGACTTGGATAACACCATCAAAGTTCCTTTGGATGCTCTCACACATGCTGGTGTATGGCTGGATGACAGTCAGATAGATGAGATTGTTATCCGCCGTTTGTCCGTGGTCGAGGGTGGATTGCTGAAGGTCACTCTAGTTGAGCTGCACAACTATTAAATTTTTTAAGCGGATTATTATGATAGAAATCAATAAACTGACAGACTCTCAATTAAAAGAGGCCATAAACGATTTGGATATGGGAATCGGTCTAGCATTGCTAGAGTTATTTCAATTACACGAAGAGCAGTCCGAATTAATATCCGAGGAAAAATCGCGTAGCCGCCATATAAACAGCATTATGCGACTATGCCATACAGGTGAATGACAGATTCTAACTCATAATTGCTGGAGGGCTTCATGCCAAGAAGGGCACTGCCAAAGATACGATATTCACTAAAAGAACGTGGCCGCACGTTCGGAATTCCCCGCGACGGTATCAACGTCAAAAGTATTGTTGACAACATTAACGGGGAAGAATGCCAAGAGCGCGTCAAGTTAGGCGACATGCAGGGTTATTTTGGTCATTGGGCTAGGGTGAAATTTGGATTGCACCCAACTGCCGTTGGCATGGTAGATGGGAACCTTCATTACATCACGCCAGATTTAGTGACCACTCACCTTAAGGCATACAGTGACGGAACTGTCGAGCATGTTACCGAACTGCTTGACACTACCGGGGGGATTGCTGCGGGTAAGATGTGGGATAATAAAATAGGCGGGTTTTCATCCGCTATCGATTTGAATATAAACAAATTTTTCGGATTCGATTACCTTCCCGACCCAAACTACATTCAAAATTCTTATCGCGGCGTGGCATTGGATTCTGCCAATATGAGCGTGGAAGAAATTGAATTGGAAGCTGCCAACGAACTGCACAACGCATTACTGTTAGTCATCAACCAAAAGGACTACGCACTAGACCAGGCTCATGCCGCCTTAGAAAGCACTGTGGCCGAGAACGAGAGTCTTATGGCATTGGTTAACCAGTTTAAGGCGAAGGAAAGTAAAAATCATAACCCGTTTAGCGTGGTCTTGGATGAGGCTAATCGTTTGCAACAAGAAATTGACAGATTTAATAAATTTGACATTGCTAAGTTGCCACAATTCAAATCAATATCAACCCCTTCAGAAATTCAGGCTGAAATTGATTATCAGAAGACATTACAGCAACATAGGCGGTATTAATCATGTTCGAGCCAATAAAATCCGCCTTTAGTCAGTTTATGGGAAGATATTATCAAAGCTTATCGCCAACCACCAAGGCTATGTCTGAATTTGCGTCGCGCGGATTGGGGAAAAGCATTATGGTCGCTCCTACGCGGATGATTGACGTGGCGGAGGATATGTTAGCGGCATGGCAACGAAACGATACCGATTCTGCGCCCACACAACCGCCTAAACTGCCTGTAATTATCATTGCATTTGCGCGTGACATGATCCCTACGGGGCGGGATTTTAACCGTCAAATAGCCGATGCCGAACATATCAGTTTGGAAGGCGACGACAAGCAACGGGTATTTAAAATTCGTACAGTTGCTAGTGACGTTCGGGTACAAGTTGCTATTTTTGCTCATGAAGAACCCACTGCGCGGGCATTGGCGGCACAATTTGCATTATTTATTGATGCCACTGGAAATCAGCATCTTTATGCCAAATTTGATAACCCGCTTGGCATTTCCGAAGATTGGCCAATTATGATTGAGTCGACGGAAACACCGTTCATTGCCGTGCGTACTGAAGCTAAAAATTTGTGCATTATTGCCGCCGATTTGACGCTAAAAGTTACTGTGCCGATTTACAGCGCGCCTAATGATGAAAACCCTAATAACGCTCAAAACGGTGTGCCAGGCACATTTGATCCGTCAGGATACCTAGGGGTTAATGAAGTTGTCATTAATCCAAAAGAGTCGGTCTAGTGGCAAATATCGTCACTATTCAAACCAGCATATCCGGCTATAACGACAAGCCATGTAGCCTGTTTTCGGGCTATGATTTGGATTTGCGTATATTGTCGGTTCAAGTATCAACGCCGCTCAAAGTCGAACGTAGACAAGGTTGCGTAGTCATTGCCAACCAAAGCAATTTAGACCGTGATTTGATGTTTAAGGAAGATTTGTTGGCAGCCGCATTGCAAAATTACTACGCCATCAAAAATGGTGTTGCAACGGACGGAAAAAGCCCACGATTTGTGTTGTCTGAAAAGCTAGGTCGTGCCGACCCCGCGCTTGCAGTGGAAAAAGACGATTTAGATGTGTCTGGTCAGAAATACAGAATTAACGGCTCGGTGTCGAACCTGCAAATGGCAGTGATTGCAACTTGCTGGTATGCCAATACCAAGTGCGAAACCATTAACAACGCCATCCGGCAAGCCCAAAAAATGAACAGCTTTTGGAAGGCCAGCAATGGCGGAATTTATACGTTTTAAATTGCCATGATCGACACAAACACCACAGCGGCAAAAAATTTTTACAAATCCGTGCGCGACTTTGCAGAATCCATTAAGCCGTGGGACACCGCCAGATGGTATGAAACAAAGCCGGATGAAATCTATGATTTAACATTAGTGTCATACCGAGTATATGGCAATCGTGACGAAGCATTGGCGGTCATGGCAGCGGCTGGATTAAGCTCGTTTGACCAGCCGTTACCGATGCGTCGGATGGCTCTGCCAACGTCGGCACAGCTTTATGAAATTAAACGGGAAACTGGCTTTGAATCCATCGCCGAATTGCGAGATGGATTTGCTCCCGTTTGGATTGATTACTAATGGCAGAACTGGAATGGCTAGGCGCGATTACTGGTGCAGCAAGTGAGGCTAAAGATCGTTTGCGGAATGAAAAGGCCAAGCTAAAGGAAGCCAATGCCCGCGCCGATAGCATAATCCTTAGTCCAAAAGACATACTCTCGGGTGAATGGGATGCCGCTAGGACGCTGGAAACGACCATAGGCGGCAAGCAGCGGGCAATCACAAATGCCGACTTGGTGGCTTTTAGTAAAAACATCAAAACGGTGCAAGCCAAACATACGTTAAAAGGCATAAAAGCTCAGCAAGTAATCGACCTTTCAAAATCCATTGACCGTGAGCGTACATCGAAAATTTATCAATCTGGAGGCAAGGAAATAAAGCCAATCCGACACGCTAGCCCGGTCCAAGCCAGCGGCGATATTGTCCGATTTGTCACTAACGCGGGCGGGTCGACGCCTGGGGTCAACTGGCATAACGTCGTTGTAGAGTTTGTGCAATTGTCGGAATTGGCAAGTGCCGCCACCCGTGGTTCAAAAAATATCAGCCCTACCCTGTTTGCTAAAAAAATAACCAAAACGCTGATTAATACGCCGTTGAAATTCTATTGTGATTGCGGCAGACACAAATTTTGGTTTTCATACATTGCCACAATTGGAGGTTTTGCAGTAAAACCCCCTTACGGAATGCTTCAGCATGGCTATCCAAAAATAACCAACCCACAACTACAAGGGGTTGCTTGTAAGCATGTTATTCGCGTCATGCACGAGATTTTAGTCAGTGGTCAAGTGCAGGGTTATTTATCCAGGCACTTGGAAAAAATGCTATTAAATCAAGCTAAAACCGCGCAAACCCGGCAAACCCAAAAAGATGCGGAAATTTTGGCAAAATCGCAAAAAAACCGCAAAGACCATGCAGTATTGACATCGGCAGAAAAAAAGGCAGCAGAAGCCGATAAAAAGGCTGAACGCACTAAGAAAGCCATAGCCAAAGCCGCAACGCAAGCCCCAAAGCCAGAGCGTAAAACACCGGCTTCAAAACTGGTAGAGAAAGCACCAGACCCTCATTCCGCATTACGCGCAATACTGCGCTCAATGGGCGTAGAAAACCCGACACAAGAACAGTTAGACGCCATCCGTCTAGCATCACAAAAGTAGTGAATTTATGCTGACAAATATCCCAAAAGGAATCAATAGAGCGACTAGAAACACTGTTGTGCGTCATCCTAATTCCTACAATTGCCAGTTGTTTAGGCAAATAGTCAACCGTGTTTCTGATAGCGAAGTCGGTGGCTTGCCAACTATGGGGGGGCTTGGCGTTTTAAGTTCGGATGATGAAGAGGATATAAGTTGGGATTTTGTTGGCAATGGTTATGCGTTGCAGGTGGGTAATTTTGTCGCTTCGCAAATGATGGACAGGCAGGATGCTAATAACGGTTTTGAAGAAGAATTTCGTTTCTTAATCGAGCCGGAAAGCATCGATTCATTCGCGCCAAAAAATAGCGACGTGCTTTATTTGTTGATCACAGAAACGGTTAAGATAGCATTTGAAATCGTAGCAATCGAAACCACAAGCAACATACCGCCGTTTACTCAGCGGTATGTGTGCAACAAACGGGCGAATTTAGACATGCCTTAAGGAAACCTCGCCAAATCACAGTAAAACTTGCGCTATGATTGGCTATCATAAAATAGGCACGCCAACCGTATGGCAAAATACCCACCTAAAACCATTTCCAGCCAGCGCGGCGGACTTATGTCGTTGTTTGGCAGCGGTGTGTCCAAAAAACGCTGGGAAGCAGAAAATCTTAACGATGCCAAAAACATCGAGCAATCCGATATATTCGGGTATGGCGCAAGCAGCACCACTGTCGCCACCTTATTGGGTGGATCGGGAGGTATTCGCACTCGCAACCAGATTTATCTCGACTGGCTAGATATGTCACGGGACGCCATTTGTTCGTCCGCCATTAAACTATTGACCACCACGGCAATGGGAGGACATGCCACCAGCGGCGACATTGTTTTCATCGAAAAAAAGCCGGAAATCCAAGAAAATAATAAGCTTTGCTCCTTGGTCGAGGAAATATCTCGCAACATATCCCCGTTGCTAAACCGCAATATCTATAGCTTGGCTTATACAGGGGCGATGTTTGGAGACGCTTATGCGCGTCTTTATTCGGACGACAAACGCGGCATTGTTCATATCAACACCGATGAAATGCTACATCCATCGCTGGTGCAGCCATTCGAGCGCGGCGGCAAAACGGCTGGATATGCCATTTCGGTCGGTAATAGGAATTTTGAATCCCTCAATATCGCTCAAGTTGCGCGGTTTAAAATGCCGCGCGTGCAATGGATTCCTCAACACGGGGTCATTGAAAAATCATATCACACCGCATTGTCAGAAGACCGCCTTGACCAGTTGGTCTTGATGCCGTCGATGGCAGGCGGCTCATTGTTGTATTCCGCCGAAAAATCTTATAGAAACCTCGATAACACCATTTACGGTCTTGTTGCGCAGCGTATGAGCATGTCACTGGATCACAGGATTGTTGGGTTGCAAATGGAAGGAATGTCGCTTGAGCAGCAAGATTTATTTGGCAAAAGCGTGGTTGATATGTTCAACAAAGTTAAGACAACGGTGGCGGATGCCGTCCAATCAGGCAAACCGATTGTTGAATCTATCGTGTCAATATTGCCGATGTTTTCAGAAAAACAACTGGTAACTTTGTCGCAGGGCAATACCGCAACGCAGACAATAACTGTTGAAGATGTTCTTTTCCACGCCCGCATGGTGTCGGCATCTTTAGGAACAGATTTGTCCAACCTTGGGTTTTCCGATCAAGTGAATGGCTGGATGGGCGACGGCGGCTTGTCTCGAACCTCGGCGCAAAGCGCGGAAAATTCGCGCATCATCCGCATGGCGGCGCAAGATTTCTGCAACGACGTGATCGACATCCACACGTTGAAACGTTACGGCGTGGTTTTCCCCGAAGCGGAGCGTCCGTGGGCTATCAATTTTTACGGCTCGATAGCCGCACTGGAAGCCGAAAAGCAGAAGAGCGAATCGGACAAAATGACGGCGGCTCTGACCATTGTTCAAGCCATGCAGATGTTTAAGGATATGGGGGCAACCAGTGACATGATGGAATCTTTGCTATCGAAAAACATGAGCCTGGAAGAAAATCAAGCTAAGCTTTTTGCCAAAATCGTCGACAGTCAGCCACCTAATGATGGTGGTGAAATGGGGATGTAATGTCGCTGTTTAACGAATTATCAAGGCAAGTAACGCTGGAAGGAATAGGTAAAGGTCGTTTATCTTTGCTGGGCGCAAGAGATTCTATTTTAGGAAAAATCAGTGGCGGCGTTCAGGGGGCTTTTGGCAACACTGCGTTAGGAGGCGCATTGGGTTCGATTGCCGCCAATAAAGCAGCTACCGCGTTGGGCGGAATAGCTAATAACGAATTATTGGGGCAGGCGGATAGAGGCCTAAGCATTGCTCAGGACTTGTTTGACGGAAATTTTAGCGATGCAGGAGTAAATCTGCTCGGCTCTGGATTCCTAGATGGTATATTTTTTGGTGCATCTGTCTATGGCTCGCAAGCGCGTTATCTGCATAGCAAAAACGAATTGTTCGGCGGGATAACGCCATTGCAAGCAAAGCAGATAATAACTGACTTACAGGCGGTAAAATTCGCCAAGAACAACCTGTTTTTGCTTGAAATATCAAGTAGCTGGATGACTGACTACGATGCTACGCGCATTTTCAACTTATTCTGCACAAGTTTGAATTATTCAGCTCAGACCATTTCCGGTGACAAACGTAAAATCGGCGGCGCGACCATCGATGCAGTGGTTAGCACCGAGCCGGTAGAATTAAGTTTAACAACGCTGGATAGCAAAAACGGCTACCTAAAACAATGGTTCAAAGACCATGCGGCTGCCACCGTGAGTCAGGACGGTACGGTTGGATTGCCAAGCCGATATGCCATAAAGATAAAGGTCATCCACTCTGTTATAGCGCAAGAAGACATTGGCAATGGCTACAATGGAGAAGGCCTATATCGACCAGGAGCGATTGAAACATCACTTAGCCGACATGAACACGGCTTGGAAGAAATTACCATGACTTTTTCGCAACTCGATACCTGCATGGGTGGCTAATGACAACATTACAACATAATTCCGACGGATTTTTAACAGGTGACATCATTGATCCTAATCAAGATAGCCGCCTGTTGGAAACAATTAGCAATGATATTGCCGAATTAAAAGACATTGCCGAGGCCATTTCCCGTGCATTGGTCGGGAAAAATGAACTAGACAACGCAGAGGCGCAACCACCCGTTGCCATGCCATCGTTGCCGTCCAGCGACACCGTTATCCCGTCAGTTCAGGTAAATTTAGAAACATTAGCGCAGCCATTATTATCGCAAAATGATAATTCTACTGCCGTCACCAACCAAGAAAGCACTTTAAACGAAATTTGGCATGGTAATCAAGCCAGCCGCGTTTCGGTCGCTGATTTTACGGAAAATAATGGCTCTCAAGTTCATAGGCAAAGCACAACTCCTCTCGTTCAATCTCAACCATTAGTCGGCACAAACATCGGAACTCATGCCCGCGACGCACGGGGTAGGTTCACTGGGCAGGGTGTCGCTGAGCCTGATTTAACCCAAAGTGATGAACGCCGGCAACGCGATAATCGTGGGCAATTTACGGTAGATAACGGGCAAACGCCCGGTGAACGGCAAGAAGGCCAGAACGCTATAAGGGAAATTGTCGGGGCGTTGTCAGATAATGATAATTTAGGTCTCGAAGAAACAGACCCGACAATTAAATCATATCAAGAGCTTAATAACATTGCCGCCCCCGTTCTAAACGTCGCATCAAAAATCGGAGGGATGGCGTTTGAAGGGGCTAATGGGTTATTTTCCAATGTGTCCGGGGTTGTTCAAAACATTGCCAGTAACATCAGTGACGCAGTTGACAACTCCATTCGCGCTACGAATTCGACATCAACCATAAACGGCAGTGATGAACCAAGGTTAGACCAATCTCAACCATTAGTCGGCACAAACATCGGAACTCATGCCCGCGACGCACGGGGCAGGTTCGCCGGGCAGGGTGTCGCTGAGCCTGATTTTTGGCAGGACGACGGACAGAGGCAACATAACGCGCTGCCTAGCCATGAGATTAGTGGAAACACGGATATTTCAAATTCACAAGCCGTTGCAAATTCAGAAAGCACAGAACTGTTTAATGGCGACAATTCGCCTACGATAATTCCCGTTGAAATTGTTGGAACACATCCCAATCCGTATGCCAATTCTGGCTTAATAAATAGCCAGCCATTAGCCATTCCAAATGTCGAATTGTCGAATTCAGAGACGACAAACAATATAGACAGCGCAAGCCATAAGCCCATCCGCGCTTCAAACGACAGATTTTCAATGGTGGAAATAGCCAATACCACCAGCATCAATCATCCTGGCTCTCAAAACGATTTTAATAATTTTGGGGGTTCAAACCAGTCAATGTCCACGCCAGCAGAACCCGTCATTAACAACAATGGCTTTAGTAATGACAAGCGCGGCAACGTCATAATTTCAATATTACGCCAAATATTGACAGAACTAAGATTGTCACGCGAAAACAGCGCATTTGCACAAGCAAGTCGCTCAGCAACAGAACAAGGACACGAGGTAGATGATAAACGCACAAATGGCAAAACAGGTATGTTTGCCAAGTTGTTTAATATAGGCAAACAAAAGCCAGAAAACCAGACAGTTTTTGAAAAGCAGCTTGCCACATTACGCGAGATCGACATTGACAATGACAAAGAAATAAATCACCTGAAGGCCATTGACGTGGCAATGAACGGTACTTTGTGGATTCAGTTGGCTGGTTTTCTGTTTAAGATGGCTTTATTGCCTATTACATTGCCTTTCAATATAGCCAAGTCAATCATCAAAAGCCGCAAGGATAGGCGCGAAGAAAATGCCGTAAACCGGATGCGTAAGGATATTCACGAAATCTGGGCGCACACCAAACAAATGCGTTTGGACCTAATCGCCATTCGCAAGAAATTGAAAGGCGACAGTGAGCTTGCGGACACGTCCGACGATGCCAGCGGAGGCGGAATACTGAACTTATTAATGTGGCTTGCCCCTGTAGTCTTTGCCGCATTGGCGAGTGTCGGCATGGCAATTGTGTCTGGCATTGTTGGTTTGATAACAATTGCATTGCCACTCATCGGGTCGGCATTGGCTGTCATAGGTCCAATGTTGATGTCCGGTATCGGTGCGGTGTTAGCGGCGTTGTTTTCACCTATTGGCATAGCAATAGTGGCCGCAACTTTGGCATGGGGATTGTTCACCGAAGAAGGTAGGGAGTTCTTTGGTCGGATTGGTGAATTTATCATATCTGGGTTAAATTCAGCCATCGACTTATTCTCGCAAACTTTTCCTGAAACGACGCAGGCTATAAATGACGCTTGGGTTGCGGTTGCTAAGTTGGCACAATCGGTTTGGGTTTGGCTAAAAGAAGGCTTTGAACCCATCATCAAAGCAGCTTCTGGTTTGTTTGGCTGGCTTAAGGAAAGATGGGATGGAATAATCCAGTCAATAGGAGCGGTATTTGATGGCTTCGCCAGCTTTTTAAAGGACAAATTTGGCATAGACATTAAGTTAATTGTCGATAAGGTAGCTACCTCCGCCGGTAAAGCTTTAGCAGACACCAAGGATGCCGTGGGACAAGCATTGGAGAAAGCGAAGATAATAGGAGGTCAAGTTTTTGAGGGCGGAAAAAACGCATATAGCAAAACATTGGACTGGACAAGCCGTAACATAATTGAGCCTGTTTCAGGTTCGTTATCCAGCATCATTAAGGGTGGAGAATCAGGAAAAGAAGGTTACGATGCTTACAATCGCGGTACAGGACTAGGCTCTACCGGGCATAGGGATATTTCAAAAATGACCATAGGCGAAATAAAATCTTATCAAGCATTGCCTAAAAGCGATAAGAACCGTTTGATGGCGGTTGGCAAATATCAGATGATACCTGCGACATTGCAAGAAGGCGTAACTGCGCTAGGTATTGGCGATAATGAAAAATTCACTCCAGAATTACAGGAAAAACTTTTTTCAAAATACTTGCTTGATAAAAAAAGACCAAAAATATCGGCCTACATTAAAGGCAAAAGCGATGACGCGGTAGGTGCAGGCATCGCTGCGGCGGCGGAATGGCGTTCAATTGCCGACCCGCGAACAGGAAAGACTTATGCCGATAAAGGGGCAGTTGGTAACAAAGCATCCATTTCATCAGCCACATTCAAGGCAGCTATGGACGCATCTAGGGAAAAATATAAAGAGCTTATCGTACAAGGCATGGACGAAGACATTGCTTATCAAAAGGCGATTTCCAGCTCAACAATAATGGCAAATGCGGCCATGAAATCTGGCATTAGCAAGCCTGACTCTAGTAAGAGTGGAATTGGTAAGCCTGCCACCAGTGTTACTGATTCAGCACCAACAAAGGCTTCTGAATCCGCAGTCGCATTAGTCCACAGCAAGCCTGTAACATCAAGTCTTTCACCTACCGTGTCAAATGCCGCTAAGCAAGATGGATTTCTAAAAAATTACGGAATACCTACTTCGCCAAGTCTAAATTTTAGCCTTCCTATGCCAAAGCTGACCATGCCAACTATGCCTTCAATGCCAAAGTTGGAAAAAGCTCCAGATATAAATTTTCCTATTGCAAGTAATGTTTCAGACAGACAAATTAAAACCACGAACATTCCAATCGGAGACGTAGGCCAGGACGTGCCGGATCGCTACATTGCACATATCGTCAACGGCGGCATAGGCGGTCTGCTATGAGCATCATGGCCGATGACATTAGCGGCATGGTTGAATATTGGCTTGCCACGCCAAAAAATAGCCGTCTTGGGACGGGTTTTGGGAACAATGCCAGCGAACTGATTGGCAACCCAAACGATGGCGCCATTGCTGATGAATTTGTCAAAAAAATGCTTGAAGATGTGCCTATTTTGCAAATATTGCCACAAGGCGCGGTTAACATTTATGCTGTTCCGCGTGATTTTGACGGCATTGACTTGTTTGTTGAGATTAGCGGGCAGGCTTTTCCAATTCAAAATAATAACTGAGTTATGCCATGTTGACCAAAGCTTATCTATTGCAACAAATTGAGCGGAATATTGGAAATTACCCAGACGCCGCTTTGCTTTATAAATCTGGAGACCCGCGCATATTAGTCATTATTGATGCAATGGCGACCCAATTGTCTCTGTTCTCGCAACAGATGGAATTGGCTATGGCAGAACCATTTGAAAAAGTTCGGGAATCAACCGTGCTTGCCGCCGCCGCTATGCGCGGAATAATCCGCAAAGCAACGCCAGCTAAGGTGAAAATTTTGGCTGAAAACAGAAACTTAGTTGCGGCAACCATTGATACAGGGCGAGTTATTTTAGACGTAGACAGCAACCTTTATGTTGTTACTGCTCCAAGAATAATTGCAGCAGCAACATCACTTGATGGAGTGGTGACACCATCATCAGCTTTTATCGAGGCAGACCAGTATTACAACCAAAATTTTATCCATACAGCCACAGTCACGGATGATTTTTATTCGATTGAATTGCCAGACCCAGAAGACGGCACAACTCTTCATACGCTGTCTGTCACAGACAGCAACGACAACCCGTTTGAATACCGTAAAAATTTTATAAACGCATTGCCCGGAAACAAAATATTCACCGTTGAAGTTGACGATAAAGGCGTTTTTTACATCCGATTTGGAGTTGACGGGCTGGCTGGGACGCAGGTTCAATCCGGTGACATATTTAACATATACACCACAAGGTCAATAGGCAAGATCAACCTAAATGCAGGCTCTCCTTTTGCATTTGATTCGTTAACCACCGCAGAGACCGGGGTGGATTTATCAAAAGTTGATTTGAGTTTAAATGAAGTGCTTTATTCAGGCGATAGCCCAATGAGCATTTCAAAATTGAGAACTTTGTGTAATTACCCGGCAATTTATGATGATTCGGCGGTGTTTTTAGGCGAATTTGAGTTTTTGGTGCGAAAAAAATATCCCGATATGCCGTTTTTGTCAGTCTGGAACGAAGCCCTTGAAGAAGCGGCAAGGGGGGGGAACCTGGACAACGTTAATACATTGTTTGTTGCCTGTTTTAATGACATTGAAGCGGTTCTAAATCAACCAAACGAGTTAGAGACTGTTCACCCAATAGAAATAACATCGCTCACCACAAGGCAATCTCATATCAAGGATATGATTTTAGCGGCTGACAACAGTTTGCGAGTTAAATTTTATACGCCAGTTACTAGCAAGATAACAATCGTGGTGACTGCCAAGGTATCGACCTCACATAATGCCCGTGTAGTATCAGCAAAAATTAAGCAAGCGATTTTGACAGAATTTGGACAATCGGCTGGCAATCATGCCGGGAAACCATTGCAACGTCTGATTTATGCGTTATTGAAAGAGAAAGTACCTGAAACCAATGCCGGAAATGCTTATTTGACCGTGTCTGTCACTGAATTGGAAAGCGACTCTCGGCCTGAACTATGGCGATTTGTAACCGAAAATAGCGTAACCGTCACGGTTACTAATATCAACGTATTCGCACAGGGATTTGACTAATGACATTTGGATTTAGCAATGCGGTAATTCCGCACTTAAAATCATTGGAAAAAAGCGGCACGTTTGATGCCGTTGAATCCGATTTGCAAATGCTGTTTATCGAATTGTTTAGCTCTCATTTTTCCGCTGATTTTTTTGATCTCAACGTTCTTGCCAACCCGCAATTAGGCTCTATCGCGCTGGTCAGATCATCACTGGACGAACTTGGTGTGTCTATCACCGATAGGTTATTAACCGATACTCAAATTAGGGTAACGCATAAGTCGTGGAGTTGGACGCACCAGCAAAAGCGCGGCTTTTTCATGCTGAAAACTTTGTTGCAAATTATCTACGGCGAAGGTTTTACAATTGAAAATTATTGGCATCCAAAATCAACTGCTAATGATTATCCGAAAGATGTTTTTTTGCAATCCATAACACCCGACACCAGCGATGCTTTTTTAACTTCACGGGTTTTGGTGACGATCCCGCTGGATGGTCAGCCTCATTTACGGGTGCTGAGAAGAATTGCCTTGTCCATAGTTCCAGCCCGAATGGTGGTTTTTTTTAAATCTTTATCAACAGAGCAGTTATTGATTTATGGTTATGGGGCTGAAGATATGGAGCGTGATATTTTTATTCCAGAAGCTTTTGCTACTGATGATATTTTAACTGTAACTTACAGCGGAGGAGGAGCTTAGATGGCTATCCGTGGAAATTATGACGCATCATCAAACTTATTCCCGAACACGGGCGGAACGGGTTCAAACGGAGCTATTTTAGCTGGAAATACTTGGTATATCTCTGTCTCTGGAACTTTATCTGGAGTTTTCGTTGGAATCGGCGCATCCATACGGGCATTAACCAATGAGCCTGGGCAAACGCTGACGAATTGGAGAATCAATCATCCGCTAAAGGCTAGGATATTGATACGTTCAGACACCAGTGCAAAATGGATAGAAAAAAACCCAATTTTAGGCTATGGAGAAATAGCAATTACGCAAGATGCAAATTTACTGCCTAAAATAAAAATTGGCGACGGTAAAAAGCTATGGGCTGTATTGGATTACTTATTTGAACCAGAACCAAATATTTACCTAGCCGGCGATAACGTGACCATTGTTGGCAACGTTATTAGTGTGCCAGGGCTTAGTAATATTCCTGTTTACTCGGCCGGTGATAACGTGACCATTGTTGGCAACGTTATTAGCGCGTCTACTGGCTTAAAAGGCACGGTTGGGGGGAATGATAATAATTTGTTAAGAGCAAGCGTAGGGGTAAATGCGGAAGTTCAAAGCAGCTCTGTATCAGTTGATGATAACGGCGCAATTCATGGTTACGCGGCAAAACAAATTACTTTTTCCGGCGTTACCGCCACGATTGACGCAGCCAGCGTACCCTCGGGCAGCGTCGTTCGATTCACCAATGCCAGCGCAGTTACAGCGACTATATCGAGCACCATACCCCCCGGCTGGTGCTGTACTTGTGTGCAAATTGGTAGTGGTCAGGTCACGTTCTCTGTTACTGGAGGAGCGTTGTTGAACAGGCAAAACCATACCAGAACTTTTTCTCAAATAGCGATGGTTACTTTATATTGTGATAGCAATACTGGAACAAGCCCACAAGTCTATATGCAAGGAGATACGGCATGATGGCTTTACCTGCTGGGTTGGGTATTTATGTGGCTAATGCCCCACCTCAACCTCCACCTCCACATGTTATTAATCGTGTGTTTTCATCGTCCGTTCGTCTGAACAGTGCGTTTAATGTTAGAGATGAAGCAATGCTCGTTGGATGGAATGGACAAGTCCCACTGATAGCAACTATTAGCGTGAACACTGGGCAGCATCTAGTAGGGAGAGGTGCGCCTAGACCTTCACTTGGCTTTGAAATAAACGGAGGAACTGCAATAATTGTGCCGGACATGCCGCAAGGTTCATCCATAACTATTATCAACAACGGGATTATTGCTGGCGGTGGAGGAGCGGGTTCAAGCGGCGGCTCAACATCAACACTTCCTTTTAATGGGACTAATGGGGGGACAGCGTTAGACGTAAGATTTCCAACTACTGTAATTAATAACGGAACCATAGCGGGTGG